TAATCCTTTCTCTCCACCTATGGATGTAATGTACTCCCTCATGTGGTCTATATATGGGCCTAGAGTCCTTGATAATGCACCTATTTCCTTTTGTCTTAATGTTTTTGCAGCGTGCATAGCTTGGTGTGCATCTTCACCGAATCCGAACTCTCTGCCTGATTGCATCCAATCTGATTGTATCTCCTCTACGAAATACACGTTGTCATCCTCAGTAAAAAGACCACTTTCTCTTCCACTTCTTAATTCACCAGCTGTGTAATCTGTTGTAGTCCCTTTTATACCTGTATACGTTCCTTCTTTTGCTTTAGGTATTGTTATGTCAGGTTGTACCACCGTGCCACTTCTAATGGTTTTCCTGAAATGTCCTATCGTGTTAGGGTATTCATCTCCATAGTGTCCTTCTTCGTATGGAACACCTCTTCTTATAGCGTCAGGCATTGTTTCTAATCGCACCAACTCTTCGCTGTAGGTGTCCATATTAGCGTTTGGTTGTAACCAATTTGTACTTGTGAATTTGGCTTCACCCATATACACATCATCAACAAATCCATGGTCTTGAACATACTCTCTGAGTTGCACTTGTGCTTCATTGAGATAGTGGTGACCTCTTGTTCTCAGTACATAATCACCCTTATCATCCACTACCCCCCATCCTACACCATCATTTCCTCTAAATGTGTAGTGTCCAACTTTATCATTTCCTACTTTAATTTCAAAGTAAGGGTCATCCATATATTCTTTTGTTGTCCTAGCATCAACTGCTTCATCCATGTCACTCAATATTTTATTATCTAGGTTGCCATCTTTTAAACCACGCAGAATATCAGCATCCCATTCAGTTCCCCACTTAAAGTTTGATTCCAACACATATAACTCATTCTGTGCCTTTAATATTTCTGCCTTAATATCACTCTCTGCTTGAGGATGAGGATGGAGATTATTTCTCAAGTATTCCTCTCGACTTTTTATTGCTTCTCTCAGTCTGTCCATCCTCATTACCGTTGTTTCAGGATATTTGTCGGGATAGAGTTTGTGCAATTCTTCAAACGTTTGCAGACTTGTAAACATATCACCTGTCTTTTCTGCTAGAAAGGCGCCATGTTCATCGAAGGTTAATTCAAGTTCACCGTTAATTTCTTCCCACAATTCATCATATCTCATGCTGTGATGTTCGTTCTCCATGATTTTCCATTTGTTTTCAGTACCATCAGCGCCGTACCATTTCTCTGTTTCCCATTCAACACCTTGAGTTTCATAAGGCAATGCTTCACCATCTGTTATTCGTTGTAATTGGTCGACATTTACTCCTCTAAACGACTTTTCTCTAACGTAATAATCAACAGGGTCAGGTGCATCGAGACTCTTCAACTGTTTATCTAAACCGCCAAGCACTAAAGAGTCAGATGTCATAGTAATTCTGTTCTGTTCGATATAGTCCAACAGTCCTTGTTTGGTTATCATCTCTCCTTCAGGCAATCCATCCAACATGTCCAACAGTCCCAAATCCTTCATTTCTGATAGAGACACACCACGTTTTTTAAGAAAACCTTCTACCTGTGATGCAGGCATTTGGTTTTGTGGCATAGCGAGAATCTGTTGTTCTGACTTCAAATAGAAACCTGCATCATCCACCTGTGCAGATGGAATACCTGTCTCTTCCACTCGTCCAGTTAAACCATCTATCTTTGGTTTTTCGGGAACTGCAAACGCACGATAGTCGGTAGTTAAACCTGTCTTGTCACTCAATAGACCACCCATACGGTCAGGATGAAAGGTATCCAATATCTCTTCTTTGATTGCAGGGTTGTTCTTCATTGCTCTTAGACCCTGTATCAGTCCTAATGGTATGAACGCTAGTCCAAGTTCTTCTGTCATATTGCCTACTCTGGCAAGTAATCTCTCTTCTGCACCTGCTTCTTCAGGCACACCTGCTGACATGTACTCGAACAATAAATTATTGAACCTAGTGTCTTGTATGAAGTTGGAGAGGTTCGGTTTTGTAGGGTCAAGAGTTGAACCTGCACCTGAAACAGCAACAGCTTCACTCATCAGACCTTTGGAGAGTACACCTCTTATACCTGCATAACCACCTAGAAGTTGTCCGAGGATTCTACCGACACTATCTTCTTCAAGGGATTTCATGCCTAGTTGTTTACGTTCACCTTCATCGAATACAGGAGGTACGACTTGAACTGACTCTCTGTCTATGAAGTCACCTTCTACACCTAATAGGTTACCTCCTCTGTTGATGATGTCTGTTCCTAGGTCGATGACTCCTTGTGGTAGGTCGTGGTACAACCCTTCGCCCAATTCTCTAGTGAAATCCCTTCCATGTTCTTTGATTTTTCTAGTTGCCGAACCATACGGAGTGTTTGAAAGGATAGGTAAGATAGCATCCTTGACACCTTCAAACATATCCATCAGACCGAGAGAATTAGGTCTTTTCTTCTCATCAGGTAACATGTTGAACAGACTAATCATACAATTCCTTTCAGTTTACGTCTTATTGGTTTATCCCAGTTAGAGTCTACCAGACTGTATCCAACTGCGAGATAGCGAAATGCATCAGCACCATGAGATGCCCAGTTGTGGTTGGGTTTCATTCTCCATACCTTACCGTTGTCATCCCAATCTCTTGAGTAGTTTAACAGGCAATCGATACCTTTCTCTGTCTTTTTCTCATCGAACCAACACTTGTCCAACAATGTCCTGACCTGTTGGATACCATCATCGACCAGAAGGTCAGGTGCAATATCTATCTCCCTGATACCTAAATCCTCTAGTATCTCGATACGACTCTTACCACTGCCCAATTCTCTAACCCTTACGTCATGTGGAAAGATGTGTTGGTCATAGACGTAGCCTTTGTCCTGTAAGACCTTCACATAGTGTTCAAGGCCAACTCCTGACGTTTCATAGTAGTCAATCAGATGAACTTCTGTCCCAATGAATTGGGCAAACCATATCGCCGAGCTGTCTCCTATTCCTAAGTCCCATGCTGTTACTACACCTTTCGACCTATCGTATGCAACTTCACATATCCTCTTCTCGTCTTGGATTCGTCTCATCTCTAATCCGTAATAACTCCCCTCTGTAAAAATTAAGAAGTCTCCGAGCCAGATGTGGCTGTAAGTCTCTTCTCTTTTTGTCTTGTCTTCTAGTCTTGTCTGTTCAAGTACATCAGGAAACCAAGGGTTGTCTGTGTAGTTCAGTTGAACAATCTTAGAATTAGATGGAGGGTCTAATCTGAATCTCTCATGGGTTGCTGAGTATTTACTCTCTGGATTCCAAGTAAGCCAAAGTTCTGAATCAACCTCTCGAATGGTTGGAATCAACACGTCATAAGCACGTCCACTTAATGCTTCGGCTTCATCTACCCATGCGACTAGGATTCGTGCCTTTGATTTGATAGAGTCCAATGAACGTCTCAGACCTGAGAAGGTGTAGTGTATATTACCATCCTTGGAACGTATGTACTTCTCGCCTAATTCGTAGTAATCATCTAACCAAGGTACAGACTGAATCGCTATCTTAATCTCTTCAAGTGATGACTCACCCAAGCTGTTCATAAATTCTCTAGCACACAATATTTGGCCCTTAACACCGCTTCGACCAAGTTGGTAACCTTTTACGGCGGTCATCAATGCAAAGCTTCTGGTTTTCCCAGAGCCTCTGCCGCCGAAAGCGGCTCTGTAGCGTGCCTTTCCAGAGAATATAGGAACAAGCTTTGGAGGTAGTTCAATCTTAGCTTTTTCCTTCTTCATCTACCTCTCCCCATGTTCCATCCTCTCTGACCTTGGCCTTCTTTGTTCCTCCCCAATACTCTACAGCATGACCTTCTATAACAAGAATCTCACAAACATCTTCATCTAATTCTGTATAGGGTATGCCAAGTATCCTTCCATACTTTCCTTTACCTAATGATTTAATTTTGAAAGAACCAACACATAACTCTGTAAGTCTCTTCTTAGCTTTCAGACCTAATGCTTTCTCTTCTAGATTTCTTGTTCTTGATTCAGGAGTGTCAATACCTGCAAGTCTGACTCTTTGTTTGTGTAATTTAACAGAGAACCCTAAGTCAAGTGTTACATCGATTGTATCACCATCTATTACTCTCTCAATAGTAGCTTTGTATACGAATGGTGTAACCTTACTCATTCCTTCGCTACTAATTCAATGACTGTTGGTTTCATCGTTCCATCAGTCGAACTGTGGTCAATCTGTGTCTTGTCTCCGTATTTGTTTGGTAGAAGTTTGGATGCGACCCATTTTCTTGCATCAACTCTTAATCGTGCAACCTGATAATCTTGGTTGGATGCTGTGTCAGCAATGTCAAGGATTATGTCTGCTTCTCTTTCCGACTGAAAACTCTTCGCCCGTGCGTATCTATCGGATAATCCTTCATGTTTATACAACCAACGATACCAAGTGTCTGCATTAGGTGTCCAGTCCTCTTCTCTACACAAACTGATGACACTTCTCCCTGATGCAATCTCCTCTAACATTCTCTCTACTAACTTCTCAGAATAAATACTTGGTCTAGCCATTTAACTTATCGATGTGTGACCATCGCCCCTCTTCATCATCACGTGGAGTCTCAGTTACCTCGAACTGTGTCAACCTAAGAAACAACTCGACTTGATTATCCACATCCTTTGCAGTCGTACCTTCTCCCATCATCACTGCTGTAAACTCACACAATGCGATGTATTTAGTTGGTAATGTCTCAAGGTTTAGTTCTAATGTTTTATCTTTTGACACACTCACTCTCCTG